GTTCACGCCAATGAAAATCCTAACGTCGGTGGTCGCCGGAACCCTTACGAGATGAGATTCGACCTGCTGCATCTGGCCCAGTCCATCCTTGAAACCAACGCGCACATGGCGCGGGATGACAAGGCCCAGGACCGCAAGACCTTCTACACCACAGAAGAAGTGATCTCGACGGCCCAGCGCCTCAACGAGTTCGTGTCCCATAGCAAGTAGGGGAAGGGGCGGGTGTCACAGAGGTACGCCCAAATCGCTGCTCTCATGGACGACGGCCAAAACTTGGCGTGCATCCTGCGAGAGCTTGAGCGACGGGACAAGCCCCTATTGGTGCTCCCGCCTTTGAGAACTGTCCAGGGGACGGCGGCTTACATCGCCGTATCCCCTGGACAGTTCGCCCCCGAAGTGAGCGAAGCCTTCGTCCCCCTCGACGCGGAAAACTGGCCCTCATCCATGGCTATGGAGGTGTGGGACAGCGGTGATGGGTGGATGATCACGGCTTGGGGTGGAGATGAGATAGGCCCCTTCGATACCGAAGTAGACGCCCACGCAAACGCAAAGGGCCTCCTGGTAGAAGGGGGTGCGCTTTTGCTGGATTCGTTGCCGTGGGATGCCCAAGACTTGGCAAGCTACCCCTACAAGTAGAACTGCTCCGAGGCGTCCTCACCAGAAACGGGCTGCGGGACCCGAACCCCAAGCCTGTCCGCAGTCACGGTATAGGCTTGGGTTAGGGACACAACCGGGATGCGGCGATCCACTTTGAGAATGTTCTTCGATATGCGAGCAGCCGTTCCATGGGGTGGGATGTCCGGCCCAGGCCATTGAGGTCGGAGTTGGCCCACAGGCCCTCCATCAGGCCCCAGTACAGTCTCCAAACGATAGACCCCAGCATTGGGGCCTGAGTGGATGCGAAGCACCTCGCCATCAACGCAAAGACCCCAATCCTGATGGGTGTCAAAGATGTCCGTGTCCGTTGTCACCGTCACCTTTCCCGCAAGACCGGAAGGGGAGGTGGAGTACCAGCGAGGAGTAGAGTCGCCACTGCTCAGGAAGCCCGCAATCGAAGTCACCCGGTAATGACCTTGGTTGTCCCCGCTGGAGATGTGGAAGTCCGCACCCACCTGGACTGAAGCAAACGACTTGGAGACATCCTGGAAATAGAACCGGTTCTCCAGCACCGCTCCTACTCCTGAGACCTGCTTTGCCCCCAGGCACCACTTACGCATGTCGTCGTAGTAGTAGGTCTCCAGGTCCAACGACAGGCCGTCCTCATCGGTTGCGAGAACCCCAAAAGCGTCGGTGAAGAGGTAGCTAAAGGAGTAGAAAACATGGGCGGGCTTGAGGGCCTCCAACACCAGTTTGGCGTTCTCCTGAAATACAAAAGGGTCCACCGGGAAGCCGTTGCTGTTCTCAAGGAGTATCTCCACCTCGAACTGGTTCTCGATGGTCCAGCCCCCAGTAGGATCTCGCGGGGGCGACGAAAGAAACTTCTCCAAGACATGGGCGGTGACATCAGGATCCAGAGCCTCCAGCCCGCTGGCCATGCTGGATTTTGTTGCCCCCTGAAGCAGAAAAGCTGCCATCTTGGCCAGGAAAGTCCGGTAAGCCACGTCTCCATCAAGGACCGGAACACCTTCCCCGGTGGGGCTGATGTCGGGGAAAACCATCGCCCCCAGGATTTGCCACAAGAACTCAGGGCGCGTGAAGTCCCACACCACGTCCTTGTACTCTTCGGTGACCTCAATCTGGAGGGTGGCAAGTTCTTCAGCAATGGCTTGAAACTGAAGCGTGTACCAAGGACCGTTGGTGGATGAGACATAGTTCGAGGGCAGGACGGTCTTGAAAACAGCCATGATGCGGGCCGTCAGTTCTGACTTGTCCTTGTAGAACCCTTCTCCTGCCACTGGGAAAGGCGAGGGGTTCTGTGGAATGGACCAGGGGACCTCAGAAATCGGCTGTTTTTCATCATCGTCCGAAGCCATGTCACTGTTCCTCGTCGTAGGTGATTGAGATGTCCCCTTCTTCAATAATGGCTGCGGCACTGGGGTCGATGTTCTTTGCCCCCGAATCAGCCCCTACGACATAAGTGGCCGCGTAAGAGAAGTCCGTGGGCGACGTTCCCACAACCAAGGAAACAAGAACGCGGTTAGCCGTTAGCTCCAGACGCCGTTCCGTTTGGGAGGCAGCCGTGACATATCCTTGCGCTTCCAGGGTGGCGTCATCACTGTATCCATCGATCACCCGGCCCCCTGCCCCAATGATGTAGGTTCGCCCTGTGCCCAACCCAAGAGCCGTAAGAGAGGCACCGGATTCCAACAAAACCATAGGAATCTCGTCTTGGAAGACCCCCTTGAACTCTCCTGCACCCCCTCCCCCATCTGTGGTAGCTGCTGAAAGCTCTTGGACAAGGATGTAGACCAAGGAACTGGCAGTAGAAAGGGACGCAATCAGGGTGGAATCAGAAGCCACATCGCTGGAGATTTCTTCCCGCACTACCGAAGAACCTTCTTGCCGAATCATTGTTGTCAAAGGAACGACGACGTAGGAAACCCCCTCCGTGTTCTCGATGGTCCGAATGACGTCAGATTGGCGTAGGGCATCCCCCAACCGCAAGTTGGAGAACTGGTTGGTGAGGTTAGTCCGTAGTGCAGTGTCTACTGTGGTTCGATCTCGCCCCTTCAGTAGAATGACCGAGGCGCTCAGGTCTACAGGGACAGGGACAGCCTCCTTCACCACAACATCAGCCGTGGCGTGCTTCTCCACATCCAGTTCCTCTTGGGTAACTGCAACAATCAGGTTGGTGGTGTAGGTGACGGTGAAGTTCTCATCATGGGAGTAGCTGAAGAGAACTTCAGTGCCTGAAGCAATATCGCCGTCCGGCGCACGCCGAATACCCACTGCCTCTATCTGCGTGCCCTGGTCGATGTAGTAGTCGGGGGTGCCGGAAGGGTCGTCCGGCCCCCGGTAGGTCGTCAGCCCATCCACACTTGTGACCTCTAACGTGTAGTAGAGCGCCCCGAGGTTGCTGGTGTATTCAACGTACCCCCCTGTAAGGACGTGTACTTCCCCTGTCACCGCCGTGAGATCCCCAGATGGAATGAACACCCCATTGTCATCGGTGTACCCGATGACATTCAGATAAGCCTGGGCCAAAGATGAACGGCCCACCTCCAGGGGAGGGTCCGGGCGAACAATCTCAAAAGCATCTGTTGGAAGCTCCCCGCTGGAAGTTCCCACCACCGACAGGACCTCGCCCATCGGCTGTCGGACGAAAACAAACTTGTTTGCGGTAGCCATCCGGTACGCCCCGAGAACCACATCATCGAGACTTACTGAGGGTTGAACCACATCAGTAGAAAGTTGGATGGTGTTGTAGGACGTTACTTCGACATCGGTGAGGTCAAAGACCTCACCCGTAGAGATATTTCGTAGCTCATAGCCAACGTCAGGGTAATCCAACATAGCTGCGATGGGGGTTAGCAACGTGAGTTCAGGATCTGTAGCCCGGAAGGTGTAGTCGGTGGGGTCTCCCATCACCTCGAACTGCATGTCATCCTTGATGTCGAAGGAAAAAGCAAAGGTGTCTGTTACTGAGGCATCGTTGGTTCCTTGGACCCAAACATCCACCTTTCCCCCATGGTGTTTCCCATCAGATCCTATGTCGCGCTGCATCAGGGGATTGCCTGCGGCCACAACATTGGCTTTGACCACGCCGGGAGTGTCCGCAGCCACCTGGAGGTACCCCCGAGCCGTTCCTGAATCAACCGATGCCAATCGGTTCATGACCCGTGTGGTCAAGGCGAGGTTGGACTCCCGGTTATCGCCTCCTACGGCAGCACCGGAGTTGGTCACTTGCACGCTTTGGCCTGCCTGAATGGTACTGACAATCCTGGTGATCTGTCCCGCACCAACATTCCCGGTGGTGCCTGCTTGGGACGCCTTCACCCCAACATTGACCTCGTAGCGGTCCTTGCTGGGATTGTAAGAGCCAGCCAAAGAGGACAGATCAATAGCCACTGACTTCGTGGTGTTGAACTCCATGCTGCCCGCGCTAACGATGGTTCCTACTGGGAACAAAATGGAAGCGGTAGGAGTACCCCGAACAAAAAACGTCACCTCAGAGCGGGCGGTTGTTCCAGTCATGCGTCGAAGTGCGAAGTTACTGGCATAGGCGTCAAAGGTGCTGTCAACCAACCCTTGGACATCTGCATCTGAGAGCATGAAAAGGGCTTGCTTCAGAGCCTTCTTGTAGGCTGAACTGGGTACTGGGAGTGAGGACCCACTACCACTGGGGTCGTCAACCTGAAGCATCAGCAACGGCGTCCGCGCTCGGTGGTAGAAGTCCAGAAGAAACCGCAACCGCTCCGTCTCAGAGGCGAAAGGATCGATAACGGTGTCGCGGAGGACCGACCCAACGTCAACCCGAATCTGGGGGTTGGAGCGGAAAATAGAAGTGATGAAAGAGGTGACAATGTCCTTCCTGGAGGGAGTGGGCAACGACACCATCGCACCAGTCACCTTGAGGGGATGGCCTGCTACCTCCTCTGAGAACGACGACTCGTACTGCAAGTTCAAAGCAGAGTCGTAGTAGATCGCCGTAGCCACATAAAACAACGGGGTGTCCGTCGGCATTGCGCCGAAAGACGCAATCGTAATCGTTGGGGGTTCGCTGTTGCTGCTTCCAGAACGGCTGTGTGAGAACGAGTACATGGTGATGTCTCGAACCGATGCGTAAGCCCCCGAGAACCTCACTTTTCGAGTCGTCTCTGGGACCTCATGCCGTTCATTGAAGTCTGTGGCAAGAACGGTGTCGCTCCCGTCCTCCTGCACACTGACTGTTCGCAAAAACAAAGGGTCCGCTAAGGGGACTCCGTCAGCATCTACGGCGACATCGGACTCCACGAGGAAATCCTGGAACACAGTCTCCTCTTCGACCGGCTTCCCCTCTGAGATGGTTTCAATGTTGATCTGAAGGTAGCCCGTGTTGCCCCCTCCAGATTCCTGGGAGGCATAGAAGTTCAACCCTTGAAAGCCCGTGGTGATGAACGGCTCCTCCACTCGAATCTTCACGACATAGTTCTGCTGCTCGACCGATATGTTGGTAGGCGGTTGAGCCACGATGCCGACCGTGGCCGAAGAGACCAACGTGACCTCAATGGAAACCTCAGAGGTAACGCTCCCGTTAGCCAGGACGCCTCGAAGCAGGATGATGTTGGCCCCGCCCCGCAACAAAAGCCCATCCGGCTCATACGAAGGATTAGGGACAGTCCAATCAGATCCCCCAAAAACCACCAGGGCCGAGTCTGCGGCGTACCCACTTCCGTTCACAGAAATCTGCATCTCGACCACTGCTTCAGGGATCGTCCCATGAAAAAACTGGCGCTCTATTGTCGTAGAGAAGACGAGCTTCTCTGAAGCAGTTCCATCAGGGCCAATAACAGTAGGTTTAGTCGTCATGCTCTCTTACACCTGATCAAGGCCAAGCCCGGTGCCAGTAGCTCCAAGCATCAACCCATTACTACCCCCGAGCGCCGTTGCCCCTGGAGCCGTATAGACAATGCTCAACTTGATGGGAGTAGCTGAAGCATTTTGAACAAGGACATTCACAAGGAAGGTGGTGGGGTCCTCTCCCTCCACAACGTCCACGGAGAGCACTTGGTAGAGCATCTCCTTCATGCTCACAGCTTGGAACTCCTTTAGCTGAGACTGAATCGACTGCACCTTGGATAAAGCAACCGTGATGTCTTGCTTGATCAAGAGGGAAGCCTCGCCCAGCCTCTTGGCTCCGATGTAGTCCATCAATCGAGAGCCGTAAGATGTGTGGAACGGGTTGGACCCGAGTTTTGTCAGGATGATCTTCAAGCACGATTGATAGAGCAGATCCTCATCCTGGATGAGAATGACATCGCCTTGTTGGTTGAAGCGGTAGTCATTCTCAACATAGGTGCCCTGGCATCGAGGGCACCTATCAGCAGTAGCGATGTAAGAAATCTTGATGGTCGGATTACCACGCAGCGGCCACTCGAAGACCGGATACCGGGCAACCACTGTGAGGGCATTTGCCAATACCGGGCTGGGGTATACCGATTCTTCCGAATGGAGTTTCCAAGGAGGATAAAGCATCTTCCCCCTGGCCCCCTTTTGGTCTTCCCATCCCACTGCTGCCGCCCCTTCGCCGCCCACTCGAAGGAACGAGCTTCTCCCAACCGAGGCGCTATCCAATAAACGGAGCGCCCCATTGTAAGACCCCACAGCCAAGACCCCATCAGCGTCTGCCAGTCTGATGGCACTGATGACATCGTCCAAGGATACTTTGTCCCCAACAGGGAGTCTCACATCAACAGTGCCCGTGCTGGCTTGGATGGTCAGCAGATTGGCGTCCGGCCCCGCCAGATTCCCACAACGCCTTATTTGAAAAGGACCGCTGAAGGAGCCAGTCAGAAGGGCTTGGCTCCAAAGCCCTTCTGGGGGAACGAAGTAAGTGTCATTGACCAGAATGGCCATGGACTTCGATGACGCCACCGGGGCCTTAGTCGAAATGCTCATCCGGTCCTCACCCAAAGTAGTACGCTCCTCAAGCACCAAGTGAGGGCACGGGTATCCGATTCGGATTTCTTCAGACACAGGGACCTCCGTGGGTCGCGGGCAATAGGCAGGGCACCGTCTACAAGGAGTTGTCCTCCTCTCCGGGGAGGTCTGACAAGAGGCAGGGGTGCTTGCCCAAAGCTGCTGCGTTGACGGACCCCGTATTAGGGAACATGATGTCCGTCGTGGAATCAGTAACCATCGTGTAGAAGATCCCATCAAACCTCTTAGCGATAGAGGCCACTGAATCCGTAGAGTCAAACATGACGTCGTTGTATGGCACGGAGTTCACGGTAGCTGCTTGGCCTCCCGCTTGGCTCATGAGTTCAAGCTCCTGCATGAGTTGCTCCCTAAGGTCACACAGCTTGATGATGCGCCTTTCAATGGCTGTTCGCTTGAAGTGGATTTCCTTCTCAATCCACTTCCTTCCTCGCGCCGCCATGATCTGATCGGTGGGGTCTGGTTGCACCGTGCTTCCCCCCTTACGCGCCCAAGAATAAAGGGCAACCGTGGAGTCTCCCTGCTGAGGTTTCGAGGCATCGAAGCTGCCAAGAGAGAAGTTCCCGCCGACACGGCTTACCACACCCCCTCCAGGCTGGTTGTTCCGCACCACATTTGAAACGGTCTTTTGGCCCTTTCGAGGGTCCAAGAACATCGAGATGTCGAACGGGTTCCCACCCAATACGGTGTACACCTGAAGGAGCTTGCAGACAGAAGACCCGGTGTCAGCCACCATCATGGTCCTTTGTTCTGTGGCGTGCCCATCTTCCCCGGCCAGCCACCCGAGTCCGACCTCCCCAATGCGGTTTAGCTCTGCCTGGATAGCCGTCTCCCGCCTTGAGATGTCGCGGCGTTCCTCCAGCATGAACCTCCTGGCCGTAGTCCATTGGGTTTCCCGAAACTCTGCACCAAAAGACCAAAAAGGCATCAGTCCTCATCCTCCGCATTGCCCGCAGCGATGATGGCAGCAAAAAGCTCCAGGATCAGCAGGGGCAACCCTCCCAACGCCACCACCACCCCGCCGCCATAAGAGGATCGGCTATCGGAGGGTGCATCTTCAGCCATTACCAAGCCCTGAAGGATGCCATCCGTGCCGTTCTCGACCAGCACCAAAGCTGAGCAAGAGGGCAACGCAAACACATCAATCATCCTCAGAAGGGATCTGATGTACTCGATGAGGGCTTGAAGCTGCCCAATCCTGGATTGGATACCTTCGATGTAGCGAATGATCTCGTCAATAAGCCCCTGCAACGCATCCAAGATAGCCATGAGGAACTTCTCAATCTTGTCGAGGAGTTGGTCTACGGGTGCAAGCACCTTGTTGAAGGGTCGGACAGCGATCCAACCCGAGTCCCCTTCAGGAGCCACGGCGGCCATCAAGCTCAACACATTGCGTGCGTGTATGAGCATCCCTGCTTCGTAAAGGACGTTCGACGCAAAGTTCATGGTTTCGGGGTCGGTGCTGTAAACGATGGGGGTGTTGGCGGGCGCATAGGACTCCGTCATGTAGCCCTCGCGGGTCGCGTCCTGGGTAAACAGCGGTCCCGGCCCCTTCCAAGTTATCGGAGTGCCGTCGGACATTTCGGGGTCGGTGCTACAGAACGTAAGGGCGTTGTAGCCGGGATGGGCCTTGAAGGACGGGGCTATCCCAGCCCACTTATTTTTCATCGCGGTTTTTGCCACGTCATCGGAGGAGGGGTAGCCAACGGATTGGAGAATGGTGATGCCCGGTAGCTGTGGGTCTCCGTCCTCCCACTTCCACTCCATCATCTCTCGCCCCAAATCAACGGTCACGGCTATGTAGTTATCTGAGGGGTTGATCTTCCGATACAGGTCGCTGGCCCACATCTTCGACATACGCCGCACGGCACCGCGCCATCTCTTAGGGTCCTTCCCGTTATAGAACTTCGTTGACCACAGATTCTTCTTCGGCTTCCCTGCGACGGAAACCCTTGTCGCCATTTCAAAAGACTGGTTCAGCATGAACAAATCCCCGGCACCGTCGCCCCCGCAACTGTTCTCGCCAAGGCCGCCGTCGTCAGCAGGGGGGGTGGAGGAAGAACTGATCAACGCTACTGTCAGAGCACACTGAACCGTCTCAATGAACTCCATCGCCGCTTCGTTAGGGAAGCTG